CTTCATCTCGTTCTCGGTGGGCTTGTCCAGCGTCTCGGCGACGGCCCGCGCCCCGGTCTGGCCCGGGTCCGCCAGCAGCATGGTCACCGGGACGCCGAGACCCGCTGCGACCATCGCGGCCAGCGGCCGACCCGACTCGGAGTCGATCGTGGCACCCGACTTCGGGATGGCCTCCAGCGTCACGTCCGGCCCCATCAGCGCGGTCGCGCCGACGTTGTTCTCGTTGCCCGGGACGACGCCGACGGTCGGACGTCGGGCCAGCTTCTGGCGGAGCTGCGCCGCCTTCGACCCGTTGCCGGTGCTCGCCTTCCAGGCGAACTGGCTGAGGGACTTGACCAGCACCGCCCAGTCGGTGAGGAAGTCGCGGTACAGCCGCGCCCACGGCAGGGACGCGTACGCGTCACCGATGCCGTACTGCCACCCGTCCAGGTCGTTGACCTTGACCCGCAGCACGGGGGCGTCCCAGTTGACCACGTACCCGTCGATGAACTTGAACTTCTGGCCGGGGCCGGGCGAGTAGTTGAGCGCCGGGTAGAACTCCGTCCGCAGGACGTTGGCGACGCGCCCGTCGGCGGTCACCTGCTGCTGGGTCCAGCTGCGCTTGTAGTACCACGGCGTGTCGCGGTCGTCCGGGTCGCAGATCGTCTCGATGATCTCGTCGAGCGGGATGGACCGGGTCTGCACCCGGCCTGTGTACGGCCCTGTGAACAGGGCGAAGTACGCCGTACCGTCGGTGCCGAGCACCCGCTCCATCTGGGCATGAGCCTGGTCCCCGGTGAGCGCGGCCTGGTTTCCCGGGTCGTCGAGGAAGGCCTGGACGACGGCGTTCACGTCCTCGTCGCCGTCCGTCGACGCCGTGATCTGGACGCCGTCACCCCAGATGTAGGCGGCTCGCACGGCCAGGCCGCGCTTCACGAGCGGGTTGGCGACAGCCATCACGCGGGACAGCTTCGCCGCCCGCTTCAGGCCCGCCAGGGAGAACTCGTTGTCGCCGTTGGTCGACAGGGCCTGCCAGCCCCGGTCCTCCATCGACAGCTCTAGGTCGGCGAAGCCCTCGCGGGCTACCTCCAGGTCGTTCTCGAGCTGGCTCACGCGTGTCAGAGCCGTGGTCGCGGCGGACTCCCGCAGACCGAGCATCTGTCGGATGCGTCCCATGTGTTGGTCGTCCTCTCAGTACGCACCGATCCACGAGTGCGGGTCATCCTCCATCATGCCGGACCCTTCGACCGTCTCCTCTTCGAGGATGGGCAGGTACAGCATCTGATCGAGGGCCTGGCTCATGGCGTCGATGGTGTCGTCGTGTGCTCCGTTGGGGAACGATGCAGCCTCCAGCAGCAGGTCAACGACCCCTGGCAGGATCTCTGGCGTGGGCAGCACCACGTTGTGGGCGTGGGCGAACGGCGACACGGCAGCGGCTCGGGAGTACTTGCTGCCACGCGGTTCGACCGGGATCATGCCCGGCACGCGCTGCCCCAGCGCTGACATGATGGCCGGACCGTTGGCCTTGTCCTCGACCAGCTTGGCGATCGCCTGCGGCCAGCGCCGGGTGAGCCCGACGATCGCGTCCACCGACGCCGAGAAGCTGAGGCGCGCCCGCACCTGGTCCAGCAGGTACGCATTGACCCCGAGCCGGAGCCACACCTGACCCACCACGTAGTCCGAGGACTTCGTGTCCTTGAACGTGAAGTCCCAGGACTGGATGAGCTCGGCGTCGGAGTTGTCGAGCCCCGGCACGATGTTGACGCCGTCGTCTCTGGTGATCCACATCGGCTGGTCGTACCGAGCCCAGTCCTCCGGGAAGAGGTCGCCTGCGTCCGGGGTCGGGTGGCCCTGGTACAGCGCTGCCCAGTCACGTGGACCCGCAGTCACCTTCCGAGCCTGCCACTGAGCGTCCGTCCTGCGCCGGGCGGACTCCATGAACTCGCCGGGGGCGCGCCCGAGCGGGTCCGTCTGCCCCTTCTCAGGGCGGTGGTCGGCCTGCGCAGGTATGTTGATGACGCGCCAGAGGTCGCCGTCCTCCGCTGCGAGCAGCCGTCCGGCCAGGTCGTCGTGGTGCCACCGCGTCATGATCACGATGACGGGCGCACCGGGGGCGAGTCGGGACGACGCCGTGCCCGTCCACCAGTCCCACACGCGGTCCCGGAACGTCAGGGAGTCCGCCTGCTCGCGGTCCTTCACCGGGTCGTCGATGATCATCAGCTCCGACGGGCGGCCCGTCAGCGCGCCTCCGATGCCCGCCGCGTAGACGCCACCGTCGTGCCCGGCCAGCTGCCACTCGTGCTGCGCGGACAGGTCTTCCCGCACCCGCAGCCCCAGCTCTCGAGAGTGCGTGGTGATATCGTCGCGGATGGCGCGGCCCCAGCGCCTGGCCACGTTCGACTCGTAGGAGGCGATCGTGATGCGCAGCTCCGGGTTCTGCGTGAGCATCCACAGCGGGAACCGGCGAGACGCGCGCTGGGACTTTCCCTCCTGCGGGGGCATCGAGATGATGAGCCTCGAGTCCGGCGTGTTGGCTGCGCGCACCAGCTCCGCGTCGATCAGGTCCAGCGCCGGGGTCTGCCGCGTTCTCGGGTCCAGCTCACGGGCCATCTCGCCTGGCGTCTTCCACTTCGGCGGGGGCGCAGGCTCGAACATCCGTGCCACGCGCTCCAGCAGAGACGGGCCGGGCACGGCGATCGGGCTCACAGCTCCACCCGGTGTCGCCACCAGGACACCAGCGGCATCCCCGGCATGTCCTTGCCCCACTGCCGCCGACGGTACACGAACCGCAGCCAGCGCACGCCACGGTCTTCCGTGACAACCGGACGCCAGGCGAACCAGCGGAACCAGGGATGAGGGATCATGCGGCTGTACCTCCAGCGTCGATGAAGCGCAGCACCTGCGGCACGATGGTCGGCACCCGCTCCAGCTGCTTCTTGCTGAGGTCCAGGTCATCGATCAGACGCTGTATGGCTGCCGCGATCTTGGTAGCCTGGTCCTCAGCTAGCCGGACCTGGATCTCGGACACGCCAGCCTTGATCGCGGCGGACGAGACCTTCACCAGATGATCACGCTCACGGGTGAGCAGCTCGTACCAGATGTTGACCCGAGCCTCCTCCGTGGTGTTGGTGCCCCGGTCCTTCGCAGCCTCGATGTCCTCGATCTTGGTGAGGCCCCAGACGAGCTTCTCCTCGTCCTCAGTGGCGATCTCCCGGACCTTGTGCTCCAGCCACTCCACGTTGGCTGCGGTCCGTGAGACCTCCTCGAGAAGCGCCTCCATCGGGGTGATGTCCCGACGGAGTCCGAACGTGGTGATCGCCTCCTGCATGACGACCTCAGCCTTCACGGTGGCCACGCGCTTGGCGGCGGCCTTCTTCACGTTGGGGAACTGCCCACCGTGGACGGTGCAGTACGATCCTCCGCGCAGGGACGGCATACGGCAGGACGACCCGTCCTTCTTGTGGCCCATGCACGGCGGAGCGGTGCCGAGACCGGTGACGTGCTTCTCCCCGCACTTCTCACACGGGGCGGTCTGGATGGGCAGCCAGGGGACGAGCTGAGGGGGCTTACGACTCATGAGACTCAGTATGCGTTCACTAAGGGCCAGGGGCGAGAGTGACAGCCCCGACTGCTGCCCTGAGCCTGGACGCCACGGCGTCGCGTGCCCACCACACCGAAGCGTCCTCACACCGCCGCCCGGCCCCTGTGCGCCCCGTGTCGAGCTCGATGGTCCGCATCTGGCATCTGGGTTCCTATCGCTCCCAATGGGATTTAGGGGACTTTAGAGGGTCCAACCTGCATAACCGCAGGTCAGGAGAGGGACGTCCTTGAGGACGTTAGAGGACGCGTAGAGGACGCTAGAGGGTCCGTGCGCCCGTTTCACCCGTTCTACCCCAGGATCTACCGTTGTGCATCGATCCGTCTCCAGCTGGACCCTCTACCGTCCCCTAACTTTTTGCGAGGACCCTCTAACGAATCCTCTCCTGACCTGCGGCGATCCCCTAACGTCCCCTAAACTACACGTTGATAAGAAACACACTTTTCAAGAAGCGAGATGCGTGCTTCTGGTTCAACTGTTCTACGTCTACGATTCGTCCGTACGCTAGACACGCAGCACCGTCTCAGGAGGCCGTCGGAGAGTCGACTCGTTCACTACTGACTACCTGCCGAACGCGGCAGTGCCGACCCCTGCCGTCCGCCACGATGGCTCCTATGAAGAAGCAGCCACCGGCCGAGCCCCCC